ATGATGCTCTTGTGGCATCTGAGATTGTAGAAAAGTTCTGGTCACAAGTACCAGGGATTTATATCAGGATTGAAGAATTATGACAGGACAAGAATTAACTAAGCTCTGGGAACTGTACCCAGAAGCAAGAAATTTATATGAACAGTATAACGATATTCTGGTTGAAGATGATGCAGCCTGGAAAGAACTTACAGGTATAGCAGAGGCGCTGATCCGAAAAAGTAACACAGAATTGTGTACAACAGTGATCCTGGAAACTGTACGGCAACTGGAATATCTTGCGAAGAGGAGAAAAGCCGGATGAACAAGATGCGTGAATATGAGCGAGGTCGTGAAGATGGTCTTGATCTTGCTCTCAGGATAGTACGTCAGGGGGGGATGGAAGCTCTTGAGAAAGAAGTAAAGTTCCGTAATATCACCGGAGTACATACATCACTGGCAGTAAAGGATTTGGATAAAGCATCTGAACAAATCAAGGCAATGACCTTGGATACTTTTACGATACTGAGTGTTGCAGTGCTGCATGATTATTTCGGATTCGGTCAGATACGATGCCAAAGATACATGGATGGCATGGACAAGGGAGCTGAGTACCTGACAAATGATCTGGCAACATGGCCGGATTACATCGCGAGCATAAAGGAACAGCTTGGAATCGAGCTGGAGATCAGGTGGAACAACTGAGGAGGGATAGCTTATGGATAAGACATGTGCAACATGTATTGAGAATGACGATGGGCTGTGTGACCGCAAAGGAGTCCTGGTTCATGATGATGATACCTGTGATCAGCACAAGGAATCATGGAAAGATGCCATGTTGAGGCAGTTCAACAGAAGAACGATGAGGTATTGAGTCCTTCACTCGTAATGAAGGGGTCGTGAAAAAAGACAGAAAGGAGCCAGCCTCCGGCCGGGGCAAGGGTATACCGGGCTTCTGAGAAATATGATTCATGGAGAACTGATTGTAGATAATTTTGCAGGTGGAGGAGGTGCTTCCACCGGAATAGAGTTGGCTACGGGATATAGTGTTGACATAGCAATCAACCATGATCCTGAAGCTATACGGATGCATAAGACAAATCATCCGAACACAAAGCATTACTGTGAGGACGTATGGCAGGTTGATCCTGTCGAAGTATGTAAGGGCTATCCGGTAGGGCTTGCGTGGTTCTCACCTGACTGTAAGCATTTTTCTAAGGCGAAAGGTGGAAAGCCAAAGGACAAATTTATTCGCGGCCTTGCCTGGGTAGCGTGTAGATGGGCGGGGCTTGTAAGACCAAGAGTGATTATGCTGGAGAATGTAGAAGAATTCAAGACATGGGGACCACTTAACCGGCGAAAACATCCAATCAAGTCCAAGCAGGGAAAGACATTTGAGAAATTTGTGCAGCAGCTCACAGAGCTCGGATATGAAGTACAGTTTCGTGAACTGATAGCTGCGGATTATGGTGCGCCGACCATGCGAAAGAGGTTCTTTCTGATTGCCCGATGTGACGGCAACCCGATTGTGTGGCCAAAGCCAACACACGGACCGGCAGACAGTGAAGCGGTGAGAAATGGTAGTCTCAAACCTTATATCGGAGCATATACACAGATTGATTTCAACAGACCATGTCCTTCAATTTTTGATACATCTGAGCAGATCAAGGAAAAATATGGTATTCGTGCAGTGAGACCACTTGCACCAAAAACAATGGAACGAATTGCCAGAGGGCTGAAAAAGTTTGTTCTTGAGAATCCAGAGCCGTTTATCGTTCAGTGTAATCACGGTGGAAAGCGCAGACCAAACAATATAAAAGAGCCAATGCCAACTATTACGGGAAAACACGGATATGGGATTGTCGAACCAACGCTTGCACCGTATATGGGAACCAATACAACAAATCATTCGGGAGGAAGTTGTAAAGATCCTATACATACCATTACAACCGGAAATCAGCAATGTGTAATCAGCCCGTTATTGATTCAGTATCATTCCGAAACAGTGCAGGGAGAGGTGCGAGGACAGACAATAGCTGATCCGGTTATGACTGTTGATAGTTCAAACAGATATGGGCTGGTTACATCGTTTTTGAGTAAATTCTATAAATCAGGTACGGGGCAGGATCTCAGAGAACCTTTGCACACAATCACAACGTCACCGGGGCATTTTGGAGAGGTACGGGCTTTTCTGACAAAATATTATGGAGCAGGTACAGGACAGAGTGTAAAAGAGCCTCTTGACACTATAACTGCACAGGATCGTTTTGGATTGGTAGTAATTGCCGGGACAGAGTATCAGATTGTAGACATTGGACTTAGAATGTTGGAGCCAAGCGAACTGTATGGATGCCAGGGTTTCCCGGATGATTACATAATTGATCATGATTACACTGGAAAGAAATATCCAAGAAGCGAACAGGTCAGAAGATGCGGGAATGCAGTATGTCCACCGATACCGGCAGCATTGGTAAGAAGTAATTTGCCAGAACTTTGTGTAGCTACCAGAAATCCTATCTGCCGAGTGGACAGGATGAAAGAAGAGAATAGCGGACAACTGAGATTTGCGTAAGAAAAGGAGAAACAGACATGAATGATTATAAGTATTACAGTGATTTAGATAGCCATCCGTTTACTGGAGAATATAATGTAAACTTTAAAGCAAGAATAGCACAAAATGATCATGTAAAGAAATTCTTTGATGGAACTGCAGGTGTTGAACAGGTTCAAAATGTAACACCTGGAAAAATATATGAAATCTATAAAGTAGAAGGATATGGTGATGTTGCTGACTTTTATTTTAAAGACGATGTTGGTAAAGAACAGTGTTTGGCTGATTTCTTTTTTGGAGAGGTGTGTGTGGAATGATAGAAGTATACGATATCAAAGATGTAGAACCAGAGAAGCTGGACATTACGCCGGAGTTGGCTCTGGCAGCATATAATACGCTGATCCAGTTCTGCAAACAGCAGGAAACTTCGGATGATGGGACATGCAATCAGTGTATCTTATATAAGAACTGTCCGGCTATTACAGATAGCCTTCCGGAAGAATGGGAAGAACTTCATTATCCGAAACTCGTTGCTAACAGTGTATTTTATCTGAAGGATGGGAAGGTTCGTGAGATTGTACATGCGAACCGACAGGAAGCAGAAGAACGTTTTAAGGAGATGATGAAATGAACGAATTAACACTGGAAGAATTGAAACAGATGTCAGGGCAACCAGTATGGTGTAAAAGCTTAGAGGTGTATGGAATCATCAAGTGTGAATCTATAGGCAGATGGAAAGGGATACCATTTCTTGTAGGGATTTTTTATAGCTCAGAATACGGAACAGCACACAATTTTGAATATGACATTCAGAAGAGAGGATTGACGTGCTGTAGTGTGATTAATGAAAAACAGATACCTAAGAAACCTAAAAACATGAAAAGTATTTTTGATTTTTCAGGTAGATATTATACAACAAAGGGGGAGTGTCCTACTTGTAGTGCAGAAGGGGTGTATAGATCAAGTCTGTATTGCAATAAATGTGGACAAAAACTTGACTGGGAATAGGAGTGAGTTATAGGAGTGAGTTTATGGATTTTAATCGAGCAATGGCAAAATCAGTAGCATGGATTAGTACATCAATGGCAGTGATTGCGGCAATATCTGCAACTAAAAATCCTTGTTGCTTATTTGCATTTATTCTGCCGTTATTTGTAGGTTTACCACTTGACTGAGAGGAGATGATGAAATGATATACAAGAATCATGAAGGGTATCAGGATCCGACTTCCGGACAGGCTATGAAGGGAGCTCACTGGGAAGAACTGCAGCAGTTACGTGAGAAGGAACATGGCCTGAAACGTGGACAGAAGATCGCGATCATTGAAACGTGCAAAGAAGAGCATAAGCCGGCTAAGAAAGTAAAGAGAATCTATACTGTTATTGAGCTGTATAAGCACTGTGTCCTTTTGAAGGACGAAAAAGGTTTCCGTATGGCACCATCATACATACAGTTACAGTCATTAATGCGAGGTGGGGACTGATGGGGATTAAGGTTACCAGAGAGATGCTGGACCGGTACCGGAAGTTGAAACAGGAAATACCAGTGCTGGAGCTAGAACTTCTGATGATGAAGAATACAGAGGCGGGACTGGGGAATGATACGATCTTCGATTACCAGACCGGTTATCCCAGACCACAGAGCGTTGTTGGGTTTGATCAGAAGAAGTATGACCGCCGGGAGAAGATTCTGGAGCGCAAGAAAGAGAAGGTCAAGGCCATGGATCAATGGATTGACGATATCAAGGATGGACAGACCAGATGTGTGTTTA